TAAATAGGACGACCAATTCTTAATACATTAGTAGTACCAATATTATATTCGAAATTAACATCTGCTCCAGCAGGTATGTAGAATCTTGTAGAATTGTTAGTAGGAGGACTAACTAAAGTTGTTACATAACCAACATCTGCTGTATATGAGGTAACACCTGTCCAAGTTGAAACTGTTTTGGTGTTTCCAGTGCTCTTTGTTATTCTATCAATAATTACTTGTTGTGCTACTGTATTAGCTTTATAAGTTTTTTGATCATTTTTAAATCCTTTAATTTGATCTTCATAGGTTGTAATAAGTCCTTTAAGTCTATCAATTTCGTATTGTATTTCTGCTAGTGTAGGTGGTTTGTATGTTGCTGCCATTTTAGGTTTCCTATATATTATTTTTTACCAAATAACGAAGCAAGTAAAGCCGCTAAGTCAATTGGTGGTGGTAATTGAATAGTTGGTGTAGTTGGTTTAGTTGTTACGCCGGTATTAACGTTATAAAAAGTTTGATTTATGTTATTTGTTACTGTAGAAGTAAGGTTAACATTAGTAACATTAGTAACATTAGTAGTATTAGTAACATTATTTATGTTAGTTATTGTAGTATTGTTATTAATTACAGTACTAGGAATAACAGGAGTAACAACAGGTGGTGCTACATATGTATCAGCCTTATTTTGTTCAGCTACTAGTTTTATCTTAGTATCATCTAATAGTTTAGTAGTATCTTTTATTCTTGTTTCAAGAGCATTAATAGCTTTATCATTTGCAATTATAATATTTTTATAAGGTTGTAGTGCTGTTACCAAAGGACTTTGAACCACTCCTCTATTTTTAAAATAATAAGCATTTTTATCCATATTTGATATAAGTGCTATTTTTGAACCAGCTAAGAAGTCAAGATAAGTTGTTTTATCCTTATACGGCATAGAATTGAAAGTATTTCTAAGATCTCTTAGATAAGGATTTAAAAGAAAACGTTTACCAGCCTTCCAATAATAAGTTCCAGGTCCATTTCCTGGTGTTGAAATCTCATTACCAGTAAGATTACCTTCGGTAATAATATATAAACAATTAGAACTATAATTTGCATAAAGTTCTCTTGCTGCTATTAAAGCAATAGTGTGACCAGAGGTAAAATATACATTAACTCCACATTGACAATTTTTCTGAGGTAACATTAATTGAATTCTTACATAATTTCCAGTTCTTAAATTAAATAGAAGGACTTTTCCTGTTGGTTTTGATTGATCTCTACTATCTTTTACATGTTCCATGGATATAGCAACATCATGTAAATTCCATTGAATATTAATAGTTTGATTTCTATACGATTCAGCGTTAGTAAGAGTTTTTGCTGGATGATAGGTATAAGAAGGATTTACCCAATTATTTTCTTTAAAAATAGGACGACCAATTCTTAATACATTAGTAGTACCAATATCATATTCGAAATTAACATCTGCTCCAGCAGGAATATAAAATATTGTAGAATTGTCAGTAGGAGGACTAATTAAAGTTGTTACGAACCCAACATCTGCTGTGTATGAAGTAACACCTGTCCAATTTGAAACTGTTTTGGTGTTTCCAGTGCTCTTTGTTATTCTATCAATAATTACTTGTTGTGCTGTTGTATTAGCTCTATAAGTTTTTTGATCATTTTTAAATCCTTTAATTTGATCTTCATAGGTTGTAATAAGTCCTTTAAGTCTATCAATTTCGTATTGTATTTCTGCTAATGTAGGTGGTTTATATGTTGCTGCCATTTTAGGTTTCCTATATGTTATTTTTATTAAAAATATAATGATATAGCTATTTATTAAAATTAAAAGCTATATTAAATTTAAATCCTCTTATTGTCATTTAGAATTTAACTTATTTTTATCTGTTTCTCCATATGTATATCTGTAAGCAAACGTAACCATAAGTTTACTATAGTCATTAGTTTGCGCCCAATTTAGAGGAATTGCATGACAATCAACAGGAAAAGCATCTACTAAAACTGCTCTATATACAATATGTCCAGTAAGGTCGTATTGATTTATAAACACATCAACAACGTAATTTGTTTTATAAGAAAAATCAAACTTTACAATATTTGGATTAGGAGGAGCCTCAGAATAAGATGGCTTTGAATATGATATGACATCCATCCAATCATCAAAATATACTTTCTCGTCCATTGATCCAGAACAAATAAAAGTCAAAGCACATTTATTATACGCATTTTGTATAGGGTATTGTTCTATTGGTCCATATGTTTTTTGATCAACAAGAGAAAAAGTTCTTCCTGGAAGTTCCGCACTTTCACATCTGAGTGAAATTATTCTTTCGACATCATCATTTTTACCAACAGTCTTAGGCTTAATGATATCCACGGAAAAATCACAAGGTCTAGATAATTCGCTACTAAAACTTGATATGAATTGTGTAATAGTTCCTGATGACATATTTTTAAAAAGTTGTTTATTTATATATATTTATAATTTTATTTACTTCTATTAGAAGATTTTTTATTAGGTTTTTTGTTAATTTCAGATAAAGAGTTTTTCCAAACATTTTCTTTAGTTTCATTTTGGAAATTTTCATAAGGTAGATGTATAGCATACATCCATTCGTGAGGTTGTACTTGCAACACTCTACTTTGTAAGTTTTTAATTATATATAATTTAATACATGGTTTGTGTGCTAATAAATTAACATTTCCTTTTAATGTTTTTTGGTATGTTGTTAGTAATCTTCTTATTTCTTTATCTTTATTAAGTTTAGATCCAGCCATACTTAATTGTGCTAAAAACATAGCTCTTTGTTCAATTGGAAGATAATGAAGATTTAGTCCAAGAAAATGAGTTTTTGCTAATCCTCCTTGTGGAGGTTCTAATAATATTATCAATGGAAATTTATCCCAATATGGAAGTTCTTTTTTATACTTGGCATCATAAGCAAAGAAATACATTCCACCTTCTTTAAAAGTTTCTGATCTTTTTTGTGCAGTTGTTGTTCCTGGAATTCCACTAGCTCCAGCTTTTAATCCTTTTATTTTTAAAACTAACCAAGATATTGCTTCTTTTTCTAATAGCTTTCTTTCTGATGGAGAAGCTTTTTTAAGTCTACTTTGTATCGTAGGTGCTTCTTTACTTTTAAAAAATTGCTTATTGAGAATAATTTGTAAGTCTTTTGGGGCAACCTTTGTAGGTAATCCATTTTTAGACATTAATTGCCATCCAATATTCTCATCTATAGCTTTTGGATTATACATATATACTTTACCGTTATATACGGTAGTATACCATTTACTATAATCTTGAGATGAATTAATTTCTACCATTATTTTTTACCAAATATTTCTTTTTCTGTTAGTATTTTAAATTCCCAATCCCTATCTCTACAATATTTTTCAGCAGCTTGCCATTTAGAGGAATTTATTCCCCAAGTGCATACTTCATTTATATACGTTTTATTAAGATTTTTCTTGAGTTTTGGAGGTTTTGTTTGAGCCTCTGGTTTAATTTCTATTAAATAAGTTTTCACAACATTTTCACTTATTTTTATTTTCGCATAAATATCAACAAAATATCTGTGATATTTACTATCAACTGGTGATAAATAGTATATGAAGAGTTCTTCTGAATGCCATTCTAACACGTTAGGGTTAGTATCCATCCAAGAGAACACTTTGGTTTCCCATGAAGATCTAGATATTATTTTATAAGGATCTCCTTTATATTTATTTTTATTTTTTGGATACCAAGGTTTAGGTTCAGGATATCTTCTATTTTTTATCATAAATTTAAATTAAAAAACTATGCCATTATACACAGGAAAAAACCCCTTAGATAAATTACAGGGAGGAACAGGGTTAGATACTAAAAATTATAATTTTAGTTATCTTACTTATCCTTTAGAGTTTGATGATAAATTATCTTTTGGACATTATATGAATTTTTATATAAATGTTCAAAGTTCTTCTGATTATTTATCATCCGGTTCAGGCAGATATAATACAAATCCAACTTATAAAGATAATTTTGGAGATAATTCAACTGCTGTTGCTGGTGGTGGAGAAAAACCTGAATGGAATAAAGTATTCTATCCTGCTTTTGGATCAAAGTTTGCAGATCCATATAATTTAAAACCTGGTCCAACTTTAGGAGGAATCCCCTCAGAACCAGGTGGACAAAGTTTTAGTGATTTGCTTGGATCTCTATTTGGAGGAAGTCCTAGTAAGGCTTCTCAAGCTGTATTTCAAACAAGAATATCTCAAGCAATATCTTTATATATTCCAGATTCTATGAGTTTTACAACTTCATACGATTGGCAGGATGCCAGTTTAACAGAAATGGGTGGAAAATATCTTAAAGGTGGTCAAGATATTGGTGGTGTATTAAGCGCAGTTCTTGATAAAGTTAGAGATAATGGATCAGAAGCAGCAAAAACAATAGGACAAGCAGCCTCGGATATATTATTAAATCCTACAGGAGGTAATACTTTCGGAGATGCTGTTATTGGAATGGCTGGAATGGCAGTAAATCCTCAGATATTTGTTCTATTCAGAGGTATTGATTTAAGAAGATTTCAATTCGATTTTATATTTACTCCTAAAAGTCCTCAAGAAGCAAAAAATGTTAGGAATATAATAAAAGCTTTTAGGTTTCATGCTGCTCCAGAAATAAGATCAGATTTTTCTAGATATTATGTTGCTCCTTCTACTTTTAATATAGAATTCATGTATAAGGATAAAATCAATCAAAATATTTTCCAAATGACCACTTGTGTTCTTAATAGACTTTCTGTGGATTATGCTCCTTATGGATGGGCTACATTTAATGATGGTATGCCTGTTCAAACAATATTATCAATGTCCTTCCAAGAAACTGAAATTATTACTAAATCTAAAGTTAATGAAGGTTATTAAAATGAAATCATATTTAAAATTTATAGGATAAATTAATGCCATTATATTTTTCTAAATTACCAAAAACTTTTTACAATAATGTTTTATTAACAGATATTGTAACTAGAGTAGCTATGATTGAGGAATACTTAAATAATATGGATTTATATTATGAATATCTCGTACAAGATGGAGATACTCCAGAAATAATAGCAGAAAAATATTATGGAGTATCAGAATATCATTGGATTATAATGATGACAAATAACATATTTAATGCTACTTTTGATTTTCCTATGGG